ACCAGGATTATCTGTAGATGGAACAGATGCCGTGGTTGCGGAAGTTGCTTGTGCTGTACCGCCTGATGGTGAATTGGTTGCGGAAGTTGCTTGTGCTGTACCGCCTGATGGTGAATTGGTTGCGGAAGGTGACTGTGTTTCACCTTTAGTTGATTCACTTGTTGTATTAGTTTTTGGTACAGGAGTGGCTGTAGAATTTTTTCTCTTTTGTATCTCATCATTAATAGTTTTAACTAAATCACCTTTTGCATATCCATATCCAACTTGTTGTTGTTTTTTGGCTTCCAATTCTTCCATGGTCGCCTTGGTTAAATCTCCACCTCTCTTATCAAAAGATTCTATTAGTTTTGCCTGTTGTTTTTCATCTGCTGCTTGTTTTTTTTCAGCAGTATTACCACGCAATTCATCAATCTGTTCTTGTGTATAACCTTTTTTCTTTAAAGCTTCAGTTTCACCAATACCAAATACTTTAGTTAACATTCCTTCATCTGCTAAAGCCTTTTTCTTTTCTTCTTGTTTGGCTCTAACTTGTTCTGGTGTTAAATCTCCATTTGCACCCAAGATACCGGCAGCTAAAGCAGAATCACCAGACATGGCACCCAACATTCCAGTTGGATCATTTTCTTTATTGAAAGCTTTTTGAAAATTAGGATCGGATGCAACTGATGCAGCAAACCAAGATGCTATAGAGCCACCAACAAATATAGTACCTATTACACCAAATATAGCCATGGCAGATTTGAAACCACCAAGAGTATCTAATATATTAGAAAGTATACCACCAGGACTAGAATCAGCAGGCGCATCCTTAACTTTAGTTGCAGTTTTACCACCTTTGCCTGTAAGAGCCGCAATTAATTCTTTATGGCGTTTATCTCTTTTAGCATCAAGAATTTCTTTTTGTTGATTATCTTGTTCTTTACGTTTAGTATCGGCTTCATTTGTTGTTTGTAACAAAGTTAATATCTCAGATAATATACCACTCATATTATTACTATCATCAACATTTCCAACTTTACTTGCAGTACCGCCACCAGAAACTTGACTTGCTCTTGTTTTAGCACCAGAAAAATAACCAGTATCTTCTTTGCTGCGACCTGTTAGTTTACCTAATATGGCTGGTGCCAAATTGGATCCAAAGGTTAATTTTTTAACAATATTTAAAGGATCAAATGCTTCTTTAATTCCAGTCATCTTGGCTTTAGTTTTTAACGATATGGTTTTCTTTAATGATTCACCTAAACCACCTTCTTGTTCAGCTAAAAGTGAACCAAAAGATTTCTTTCTTATGTTTTTAGCACGTTGATAACCCATGCCGTGCTTTTGTTCACCAGCTTCAACCTCTTCCTTATCATCATCATCTTCATTCATAGGTTTTGAAGATTCTTTTGATTCTTTTGGTTCTTTCTTTTTAACTTCTTTTTTCTTTTGTTTTTCTAATTTTTTAATTTCTTCAATTTTTTTATCGAGTTCTTTTAATTCACGTATTAGTTCTGCGGAACTTTTTTTGCCTGTAGGATTGGCCACATCTTCATTAATTGAAGATTGTATTTTATCTTTTGCAATATTGGTATCAGCAATCTTTTCAGATAGTTCTTTACCTTTTTCGGTTAATTGATATTCTATATCTTCTTTGTTTGCCATTTTAGCCTTGTGCTTTCTTTATAGGTGCAGGCCTATCATCTACTTTTGGTTGAGTGGATGGTGATTGCGAATTGGTTTGTGTTGTGCTGCTATTGTTTACATTCTGTATAATAGCAGGTTTATCTTTATTTAATGATTCTTTTAGGTCTTTATTTTCTTTGGATGCTTGGTCTATTTTAGAACCAGTTGATCCAGAAGAATCAATATTCATATATTGTGAAGCTTTTCTGTATTGTTCGTGTAAATGAGAACCTTCTTTGTTAAATTCTTCTTCTTTATGACCATAACCAGCAACTGCTCTAAGTGTGCTTTTTAATGCGGTGTCAGGATCTTGAAAACTATTCATTATTTCAAAACCTTTTTTAGGTCCACCTTTACCACCCATGGTCATTGCAAGATATGCTGCGGCTGCCTTAGCTGCAGTATCAAAATCTTGTGTTAAAGCATCTGGATTACTTTCCAAATCAATACCAATAACATTTCCAACATTTTTATATACAGAACGGCCAGTAATTCCAATTAAACCCCGACCACGATATTTGTAACCATCTCCTGGTTGACTATTTGTACTAAGACCATCGTATACCATACTAAAAAAAGCCTCATCGCCTTTACTCCATTCATTTTGTAAATATTCTGCTGGTACACCGTTAGGCATGTTTAATTGCTTTGCAACTCTACCACCAGGTTTTAATTGAGGAAAAACTTTATAAATGTAATCAATACCTCTATTTTTTAAAGTTTTTAAATATGCTGAAGCTCCATCTTCTTTTGATTTAGGATCTAAACCTGATTCTTTTGCTGCAGTCGCTACGATTGCTTGTTTTGCATATGCGTTTGTTATACCTAAAGCTCCTACTGCGGCCGCAACCATTCCTGCTCTTCCAGCTACACCACCTATAGCAGCACCAGTAGAAATTTTTCCTGCGCTTGGTTTTGGCGCTGAAGGCTTTGGCGCTGTTGGTTCTGCTTTAGGTGCAGGAGCTTTTGGTGCAGGTGCTTCAGCTGGTTTAGCCGTAGGTTTAGGTGCTTCAGCTGGTTTAGCTGTAGGTTTAGGTGCTTCTTTAGCTGGTGCTTTTGGTGCTTCTTTAGTTACTTCTTTAGGTTTTTTTTCAGCGGCCTTCTTTTTTTCTTCTTTTTTCTTTGCTCTACGTTCAGCCTTTTTTTCTTTGCGAGTAGGTTTACCTTTTACTCTACCAGTTAATGCTTTAATTATCTCAGCATTACGATTATCTTCTTCTCTATCTTCTTCTTCTTTTCTATTGTTTGCTTGTTCCAAATCCAACTTTTTATTTTCATCAGCTTTTTTCAATTCTTCATAGATTAGGCCAAGAAGTTCAGAAGGAGAAGATGTTTCACCATCACCGGTAGAGAGAAGGCCTTTTAGACCTTTCTTAGGTTTGGCACCAGCAAAATATTCCATTGCTTTACTATCACGACCGGTCAATTTACCTAATATGGCAGGCGCCCAATTGGAACCACCAGTTAGTTTCTTAGCAATGTTCATTGGATCAAATGTTTCTTTGATACCAGTCATTTTGGCTTGAGTTTTAAGTGATATAGATTTTTTGAGAGATGTGCCAAGCCCACCTTCTTGTTCAGCTAAAAGTGAACCGAAAGATTTCTTTCTTATATCCTTGGCTTGTTTATAATCCATCTATTATCTTTTCTGCTTTTCTCTTATTTTTGCGTTTTCTTCTTCAATATACTGAATCAACATAGAGATATAGATGTCCCTTTCCCAAGGTAACATGTTTTCAAGTTCGGTCAAGCTGTACTTATGGTGCTGCATCAACGAAAAATTCGTTTGATAGTAATTCTTTAAATTGTCATGACGAAATGTTAACCGAAAAAACTTTCAAGTCCTTCTACTTCAATATTATGATGAAAACCGCATTTGCCACAAGTCATTTCAATAGTTTCTTTTAATGTTGGTAAACTATTTAAAAATTTCTCTACTTTACTAAATTGTTCCTGATTCATATCTTCTACAAATTCCAACATTTCACCTGGTTGTGCATCTTTACCGTAATAAAATTGGTCACCATCGTAAATATATTCAATGCTTTCAGCAATCATATTAAAAGTAATATCGCTGATACTTTCATACTGCAATGAATCTTTTACAATACCAAATTCTGGATACTTCATCTTAATAGTAATCTTATCTGTCAGTTGAATCTCTGAATTGTTATCGGGATCCACATTGACTTTGATATCTAATAGATTGATATCTTTTTCCATAATATTGCCACACTCTTTATCATTAACTTCATTATTACAACGATAACGAGAATTTACTACCTCACCCACAGATTTAGCTCTGAGGTTAATAAAGTAGTATTCAATATCAATAATAGGTAATTTCTCAATATTCACACCTTCTGTTAAGGTGCAATTATAAAGAATATCTTTAATATTCTGTTGAATTGTGGAAGATTCACTAGACTCTATTGCCATCAACAGATTCTTCTGTTCTTTGACTAAAAAGGGTCTATACTTAATTTTTGTTTTTGACAACGGTAATTCAATTTCGTAAGTCGGCACATCAAGTTTAGGTAAAGCCATAATAACTCCTTATAATAAAATCAATTTTCATCGGATACAACTGTTTCATTTTCTGATAACGTGGTATTAATTGCTGCGGAACCTGTGTTGTCATTAAAATCTCCAACACTATTAGTTAAATTGTTAAAACTACTTTGTAGTGTACCAATTGCAGAACCACCAAGTCCACCCAAAGCAGAAGATACTGCATTAATGCCTGCATCAACCAATTCCATACCAACGGATTGCAACGAATTGTTTTTCCAATAAGTATATGCAAAAGTTACTGAAAGTTTATGAAACCCATCTGAACTCCAATCTAAATCCATTTGATTCATGGAAATAGGATAAGCATCATACAAATTAATTGAATAGGTAAGTTGGTTTGTTACATCGTACTGATTAATTGTGATTACTGTTGCATAATCACCTTTATATCTAAAATTGTTATTATATTGAGGATTAATAAAATTAAGCCAAGCATCGAAAAACAATTTTTGGCTCATATCATCATCAACAATAAAAGTTAAATCGAGATCAGTAAAACTAGTTAATGTGGGATATTTTTCAATTGGACCATATGTTCTTTGGTCTACGGTTGAAAATGTTCTACCGGGTAAAGTTGCATTTTCACAACGATAAGTTAACTGCCTTGCGGAAGCAACATAAGGTATCAAAGTCAATGGTACAGGAATATTTACATCAAATTTATTGACTCTGGCTAAATCATATTTAAAGCTAGCCTTAAAATCGTTAATATTACCAGCCATTTAATTCTTCCTTATTTCTTGTATGGATTCTTGCCATACTTTGTTTGCCGTTGCGCCTTTAAACTGCTGGAGTGGCAGTAAACTGGCAATCTCCCATTCATTTGGTTGAATGGTAAGTAATTTTGACTTA